CTCCAACTGCCAGGGCGGATATCACGAGGGTCGGCAGTAAGAGCGTGACTCTTACTAACCCAACGATTGTTGATGTAATATCTGATGTCATTTAATTTATCTCCAGGATAACAAATAAAATTTTGAACGGCGTCTAATGCTTCTTCGGCTAGCCAGTAACGAAAGTTATGTTTCATTTGGGCAGTGGTACGCCACTCATCCCATTCTTCGCTTGTTGCCGCACTCAACTTGTTAGTGCCGCGAACCCAGTCAGCAAACTTTGAACATGACCAATAATTGCTTCTCATATTATTTCCTTGTGTAATGATGTCTGTTCTTTGGTATCATCTTCTGAACATCTAACAGGTTTACCATTATCGTCTAAAAATGTAGTACCCCATGTTTTTCCATTGTGTTCAAATTCCGCATATACCTGTCCATAAGCACAAAACCTATGAGCACGTATATCGTCATTGAATGAGTCTTGCATTGGCCACACAACCACAACTACCAGTATGGCCGCCAAGAACCAAAATATTTTTCTAAACTTTTCCCAGTTAAATTTTCTCACCTGTTGTAAATCCTCTAAATGATTTGAAACGTGGAAAACGCAAACTATATGTTCCGTCTTGATTTTGTGTTACAGCATCGGCACGAACTTCCACAACTTGGCCATCAACACGGCATGACCAAAACTCGTCACGCTGTTGGTCAGTAAAGCCACTACCAACATTAACACGAATAGCCTTGCCATCATCTACACCTTCGCATACCAACGCACCCATCTTGCCTACGTTCTTACCTGTGCCTTCTTCTGTAGTAACTACTGTAAGGCTAACTTCGATAAATGGCTTCAACTTTAACCAAGCCACACTACGTTTACATTCGTATGGAGCATCGATGTCTTTGATCATAATACCTTCGTAACCACCAGCAATGGCTTGTGCGTTGATTTCTTTGAAACGCTTTTGGCCTTCTTCGGTATCCAAATCAACCAACTCGTTTTCTAAAGCTGTCACATTAGGCAATAGGTCTTTATTTGTTGCTACCCAAAACTTAACCATCTCACTACGAGTTTCTTGGTCTTTGTTGTAAATACCTTTTTCAAAGTCTTCCAAAGGTAACACATCAAACAAGTGTAGTACAGCATCACCTGCTTTGACATTGTCCTTGCGGTGTACTTGTTTCATTAAGTCTTGGAAACTGGAGCTCATAATCTCACCGTCTAGCACTACATCCATGCTCTTGCTAGAACCTTTCTGTTTGATTACGTTACTAATCTGTTCTGCTATGTGAGGGAAGTTAGCAAGTTCCTTACCGTTACGACTAAACATATCGACGCGGCCATCTGCACGAACAATAGTGATAACACGAACCCCATCAAGTTTAACCTCAATAAGTTTTTTGCCCGAGACTTTATTTTCATGATTAGCACTATCGTGGGCAAGCTGGCAACCAAACACAGGAATACTGTAATCAGCATATTTTTTCTCTACTACTTTGTTAATTGTTTTTTCGCTTACACCACAGCGTAAGTCTTTGATTAAAATTCTACGATACCAACTGTTCCACTCTGCTTTGGTTGCTGACTTCATCATCGTTTGAATCATGTCGCGAGCTGTATTACCTGTGACATTGCGACTGACAAAGCCAGTAATAGCGAGAGTAAAACTGTCCCAAGGTAAGCCAGGGCCGTCTTCATCTTGTTTCTCCGGTATTTGTTTAAGTCCAAAAGTAATCATTGGATCTAGTGCAAGTCTGCATCCTTCGAAGAATTCATTATTGCCTTCTTGGGCAATAGCTTCGATGATAGCCTCTTTGTTTAAACGACTAGGATGGGTTTCTAACGCCCAAATATGGCTGGCACAAACGCTCATGTTGACTCCAATAATTAACTGTACAAGTGTATATTATACAGTATAGTTATCAGTATGTCAACCAGAGGCTTGTTCTAAATGGTGTGCCGTAGTAGGCATTTTCTAATTGACGCATAATTAAATTTCTCATTCTGCGTACAATAGGATGATTGTGATTCCAATCAAAAATTTTGAGATATGTGTACCAAGTCATATTCTTATGACGTCGACATTGGTTTGAATCTAGATAATGTCCTATACGAGTTGGATCGTAGCCAAAACGATCAATTAATTCGCAAGCGGCATTAAAAGCATGAGCACCCATTTCATCTGTATCACCGTAGTATTCTTGCTGTTTACGCTCTTTGGTTAACTGGGCCGTACTTTGATAACCTGGAATATTTTTAAATCCTCTGGCTCGGAATTGTCGCATATGGATTATTTCGTGACATATAACATCACTAAATCGAACAGCCATGCGTTTGAAACGATAAGCAGTTATGCGCATTTTGGTTTCTTCAGGATTATAGTTAAAATTGACTTCTATAGCAGGGTTGCCCTTTCGGTCTAAATGGCTATAGTAACACCCGCCCATAAAGATGTAGCCCGGAGTTGTAGGAGCATACAAGCATTTTTTAACCTTAATAGGCAAATGTGCTTTAATGTGCCGATTAATGCGTTTTTGGATTTGATTAGGAGATAGCTCTTTGCCCACTATTTCGCTGTTAAGCGAATAGAACATAGAGTACAGGTTACTGCGGGTTAGTTCTGACCAATTAAATGGTAGTTGGGCCATAGTACACTCCTAGACAATACTATTTATATTATACTATGGCTACCAATTATATGCTACTATTAAGGTTGTCCTTTATTTGAATTTCACTAGGACTATACTCATTAAGTATATACTTTATCTGTTCTTTCGCCAGTTGGCGTTTGGGGTGATTTATATTTCCGATAACATCATAATCGCTGAAATTATCCCACGTTCCCCAATCATCTAATTTACTAACTGTTCCAAAAAAATTATATTTTCGGCATAAGGCAGCAAAATTTATTAGATCCCCTGCATTAGCAGATTGTAATACAAATTTGAGAGAAATATTAGCATTTGGTAATATGTGCCTATTCTCGCTTAACCATTTTAAATTATACTCAATATCTTGGAATTTTCCAGGCTTCCTTACAACCTCATAAACTTCTTTAGATCCAGCGTCTATGCTTATTTTTAAATCTGTAATTCTAGATGCAATTTTAGTTTTTGACAACAGTTTTTTTAAAAGAAGTCCATTAGTTTGGAACATAAAATATTCAGTATCTTTTGGTTCCCAATTTAGAAATAATGGTCGGAGTATAGTACTAGCAAATATGTCTCCGCCCGAAGTTGTAATTGTTATAGGTTTATCAAATTTTTTAACTAAATTTAATATATGATCTATAATAGTTTTTCTACGATCGAACTCTGGACCAACAGTAATGTTCATAGCACTACGTCTGCAACTAGGGCATGCTAGATTACAACTTTCGTCTACATCTATACTTAGAAGATAGTTAGTTAAAATTTGATTTGATTTTAAAATACCACAGTGCTGAACGGCACAATTGGTAAATCGCCTATCCACCATTATATCTTTTTGTATCTCTTTGGCAACCTCAGATTGCCATATATCTTCCAATTGATCAAATTCAGTAATTTTACCTACAGAGATTGGAAGAAATACTTCACAGGTACAAATATGACTATCTCCCCGCCAATCTATACTTAAGGCTCGGGTTGGAATATTACAATTAAATTTTGGAATATCTAAAAAATCAATCCCCCTTGGATATGACTCCATAGCGGGATGATTTTTATATTGCTCAATTAATTGTATTTCGATATATTTTTTTGCATCTGTCATTAAGGGCGTTTTGTAATAATCTCGTCAACCAACCCAAAATCTACAGCTTCTTGGGCACTCATAAAGTTATCACGTTCCATAGCATTATAAAACTCTTCAAAAGTCTTGCCCTTGCTATTATGGTCTACGTAAATTTGGGTTAAACTTTGCTTCATTTTTAGGATCTCTTTTACTTGGATTTCCATGTCTGTAGCTTGTCCACCAGCACCGCCACTAGGTTGATGAATCATGTGGCGAGCATTAGGTAGCATTTTACGTTTACCAGGAGCGCCAGCAGTGGCGAGTAAACTACCCATTGAGCAAGCCTGTCCCATAACGATGGTCGAGACATCTGGCTTGATGAACTGCATAGTATCGTAAATTGCCATACCAGCGGTAACAACACCGCCAGGGCTATTAATGAAAAAATTAATATCCTCATTACCTTGACTTTCTAAGAAAAGTAGCTGTGCTACGATTAAACTTGCTGAGTGTTCATTAACATCTGTGTCCAGCATGACAATTCGATCCTTAAGCAATCGACTGTAAATGTCATAACTACGTTCTCCACGAGCTTCTTGCTCGATTACCATTGGTACTAAATTAGGCATTGTGTTCCTTTTTAATAAATTGTTCTAATTCGGGAGGAGTCCACCCTACTGGCTTTAATACTTTGCCATCTTCACGTTTACGAACCTTGCCAGTTTCTTTATCAATTTTGGCAAAGTTTGTATTCATAACTTCTTTCCATGCACCTTCCGCATCTGCACCCATACTATGGATAGCACCGATGGTAACAAC